TAAAAGTAATATTCCCCGACCGCAAGCGTTGGTTGGCGGTCTTTTGGCTTTCTTAGTTCTTGTAATTTTTCATCCGTCAAAACTAGAGTACAGTTATCAATATGACCAATATAGTAATTGGACATACTATATAATTTTTCTTCATCCGAAATCAGATAAACCACGTGAAAATAGCCGTTTCTGTCTAAAACTAGATCGCCTGTATTTGTTTTCTCTGTCATTGTGATTCCTCCCGATCTAAAACTCCTTGCGCTTCCAAAATACGGTCAATAAGGTCTTTATGTTGTTGTGGCATCCTTTTTTTGACATTATCAGGATTTGAGTCATAGTATTTGGCAACATATCCATTAAACCAATCTGTAATTGTTAACAAATCCGCTTGATTCAAATCTAGGGTACCCTCTACTGGTGCAATCCCCATCACTACATAATTACCTGGCAACGGAAAATCAGGAATGTATGTGACTAAAACCTCTACCTCATTGCCTGTATATTCTCCATCCTCGAATTCTCGCAGAACCAAGTGATCGCCTTCTAAAAAATTACGATCATTGACACGGATTTCAAATTTCTTTTTTCCTGATACTACTGCTTCATAAAATACTGGTGCAATTTTTAGATGATGGTATACAAATGTTCCGTTCATTTTGATTCCTCCTCCTCTACTGGTACAGCAAACGCCCAGTAACGCTCATCTATCAATTTGATTCTTTCTTCATTAAGTTTAGTTTTATATCCAGATCCTAAAAATTTAGATCCCTTATTTACAAATTTGGTTTCATCAGATGAAATATCGTAAGCTAAAACAGCGATTTCCGTTTTTAGTTCTATAGATCTTGAATCCCATTGTTCAAACGGTAATCTAACCTCATACAACTGCTCTTTTTCCACGGTGTAGTCACCAGTAGCATACGCAACAGCAATTTTTCTTCTTTCTTCTTCTGTCCAAAAAGCATTATCAGCATCGTGACATCTAGCTCCACCAATTACTTCTAAAAGAGTTTTATTATTTCTTTCACACCATTTTAGATAATCTATAATGTGTCTAGGCAACTCTGGCACCACAACCTTGTCCTGTTGGGTTGGTATTGATGATTTGAGTTGTTGCTTAATTTCACCTACGAAATACAGCAAACTTGATTTGTCCGCCCATACTCTGTCACGTTTAACGCTCCATCCCCATGTATCAACTGGGTTCAAGCTTTCAACATATTCCTCTAATTCCTCAATCTTTCCCATGTGTTGCGTCCTCCTTCTGGTAAATGCTACTAAGCAAGTCAAAAAGTTCATCGTTCGCTTTTTCTTTATTGATCAAAATTCTAAGCAACATTTTACTCAAGTTATAAAGTTGTTCGTTTGAATAATCAGTATTTTCTAGCTTGCATAGCATCGCTTGATATTTTTCAACGCTAGTCATATTCGCAACTCCCTAATTCAATGTCTTCTTGACAGTTCAAACACTCGATATTTCCGCAATGTCCGTAATATGCATCAGCTCCAAATTTGTTGTAAAGCGAATCATAATCATAAAGTTGTGTTTCATCACAATGAGGACAAACAACGCTTATTCTTACTGGTTTTGATTCGATAACATAATGTGCTTTGTCCATCTACTCCACCTCGTTTAGTAATTCTGGGTTTTCGTGGATGTTGCCAACTACAACGCAATCCTTACAAATTTCTAAAGGACTCGGACACCAGCTGTTAGTTGTTTTGACAACATAAGCTGCTCGATCTGTAGCGTATTCCACAACACCCTTGAAATGTTTTCCGTTCGGGTACTCTCCTACTATTTCATCCCCCTCATAAATCTCAACACCATTCTTATCTTTTAGTCCTGTGTATTGCATGAGGATGACATTATCTAAGCTCTCTTCATCGATTCTAAAAGTGTTGCCACCTGGATTGGGGTACTTAATGGCTATTTTATTGTTCAACCAATCAATTCTGACTACATCGTTAAACATTTCTTGGATTCGTATTTTCTTCCACGCTCTAAACTTCGGTTTATCCATTCGGTTCAGTCCTTTCAAACGTAATAATCAGTGGTTCAGGGTAAATATGTCCTTCTTTGTATCCTTGTGGTGAATTTTTACTAGTAGCTGGTTTAAACCTAAATCTCCTGCTTAGTCTCAGCATAAGCGTTGATCTGCTATTGCTAATCATGTAGATTTCACCAGTTTTAAATCCTTTCGCTGCATACATTTCTCTTACCTCCTAAAACGGCAAATCATCATCTGCTATGTCGATTGTTTGCCCTGTGCCGCTGAACGGATCAGCTTTTGTATTAAATCCATGCTCTGACATTCCGTCAATCGTTTGTTGACTATTATCTTGCGATTTAAACGTGTTGTTTTGATTCGATGGATAATTGCCCTCAAAGTTAGTTGGAACGCCTGTATCATTCTGCTGTTGCGAATTTTCATCACTTTTAAGACTTTCTAACAATTGGAAGTTCTCACATACAACTTCTGTCACGTAAATTCGTTGACCTTGTTGATTCTCATAGTTTCTAGTTTGAATACGCCCAGTTACACCTAGTAATGTGCCTTTCTTAGCATAGTTTGCCATCGTTTCAGCTGGTTTACGCCATATCACACATTGGATAAAGTCTGCTTCTCGGTTTCCATCTGCATTCGTAAAGTTGCGGTTAACCGCTAGGGTAAAGGTTGCCACTGCTGAACCACTGCTTGTAAATCTGAGGTCAGGGTCTTTTGTCAGGCGCCCGACTAGCACAACTGAATTGATCATAGTAACTCTCCTTTTTTATATTTATTTCTATAAACAGCTATCAAGCTTTTGTTGGTCTTGAAATGTTTAGCTATTTCTACATTACTTTTGCCTTCTTTAAACATTTCGGCCATTTCTTCACGATTAATCTTGTAAATATTATTAGATTCTCCGACACTTCTAACTCTTACTTTATTTTTGTTCAGTAACTTACTTAAGGATTTAGGAGAAACGCCGTATTTCTTAGAGAGTGCTCTTAAACTTATATCTGTTTGTGTGTATTCTTTTATCAAGTTCTCCTTGTACTTATAAAGATTGCTAGGTCTTAACCCTGTTTCATAAGCATGCTGCATATTCCTTTTTTGATCACACCATTCTAGATTCTCTTTTCGATTATTCAATGGATTTCCATCTTTGTGATTAATCAATGGAAACTCACACGGGTTAGGTATAAAAGCTAAAGCGACTAACCTATGAACTCTGCGACTCTTTCTTTTGCCGTCTTTATATAACTCAACTTTCTTGTATCCAGTTGTGGTCAGTGACTGTTTTAAAATTTTATTATTTATCAATGACTTAACATTTCCATCACTGGATATCTCGTATAAGTTTTCATAAGGAACAACGGGCTTCCAAAGAACATTGTTAATCATTTAATCAATCCTTCTTCTTTCATAAACTCTTCCGGAGATCCATATGCATCTGCATTAACTATCGTTACTCCTTTTATGTCATCCTTAGTGATACCTAAATTACCAAATATATTTTCAAATTCCGTAGCTAGTCCAAGTGCAATTTTTTCTTTTTTTGAATCACCAGCTAATGCATCATCTAGAAATCCGATTACATCTTGTTTAATCCCGATTTTTTCAAGGTGATTTGCTACAAAGGAGATAAAGGTTATTTCCTTAGCTTGAGCAAAGGATGTTTCTAGCTTTATCATTTTAGTCTGTAGTTTGCCATTTTTCATTTTATGTTTAATTTCTTTTATTTTTTTAGCAGATTGCGCCATCTATATTTCCCCCTACGCCGTTTTCTCATCAAAAAGCTTATTTTTATAATCATAAATCGCTAACGTAATCGGTATTCCGTATCTACTAGCAAACATCTTGGCTTTAATGTTAAAATCCGCTGTACGCTTGCCTTTGACGTCTACCACCTTGACCAACTGATCACCATCATAAAATGTAAAATCAGGTTTGTACTTGATAGCCTGATACCTCTTACCGTTTAGGCTAAAAGCATCATGGATCACAAACGATTCTTGCATCTTAAAGTTAGTGATACCTTGCTGCTTTAGCTGATAGTAATAAGCAGCTTCTGCTTTAGAATCAAACGTGATACCGTCAACGATCGTCTTTTTATTCTTGTATTTGTTTTGCTTCGGTTGTTGCTTTAGCTTGGTTGGACGTTTTACGCCTGTTGGGTAGTTCATTTCCCTTTACCTAAAAACGCTGCGATCTCCGCATCCAGTTTGGCTTGTTCCTCTGCTGATAGTTTTTCCTCCGGCGTTGGATTATCTACCCAATCTGGCATAGTCTCTTGTCTGACTGGTTGGCGTTGATAGGTGCCTTGATTCTGTTTTTCTTTCTTAATTTCATACTTCAATTTTTCAAACTGTTCTCTCAACTTACTGGTACTTCTGATATTACCTGACCAAAAACTATTCGTAGGTAACCATTTGATCACATACTCAATAGCTTCAATGCTCAATCCATCACGTTCTTCCATAAGTCGAATGACATCAGCCCATTTATCAATATTCACTTTTTCCATTTCTTTTGAAAAATCAATTGATAGATTAATTTTTAACATTTCAGCAAGGCGTAAGTGTTCGTCAGAATACTTACGAGAGACGTTACTCTCTTCTTTACTTTCCTTTTCTTTAGTTTCCTTTAGTTTCCTTTTCTTGCCATCCTCTAGGCTTGGCTTGGTTATAGGGTGGCTATCGCTACCCTTTGGCTTGCCCTCTTGATTGCTGTTATTCCAACGTTTCTTAGCACCTTGTTTTCCAGCTTCAGAAAGCTTTTTACTCTTAGCATCTTTGATTTCCATTCTCTTTTTGAAGCTCTCGGAGTAGAAACACTCACCGTCAGCGGTGAAGGCAAATAACCCGAAGTCTTCAATGATGGACTTTAATTTTCCAGCATCTACACGAAGATCAAAGGCTAGTATGTTGTAATCTTTGATACTCGTGTAGTCCGTTTCTTCTCTAAGACGTTCTAAAAGCATAAAGTATATTCCGTAACCTTCGGCGCCATACTTCATTCTCACTGGGAGTAATCTGTCGGAGTTTCTAGCGTTACTATCATGAGGGAAATAACTATTCATAGTCACCCTCCTATCCTTAATTTCTTTCTATCATCTTCATTAAGCTTGATAGGCGTTATTTTATATTTGTTCAGAAAGTTTTCAGTTCCGATTGTATGCTCTTCTTGATGGTGAGTTCTACACCCTGCATAAAACCTAAACTCCCCATGATCGATTGACTTTCTATTTCTACCACTACCTACTACATCAACGTGGCATACATCCGCATGTTTACCGCATATGCAGCACTTGCGATGCTTTAGGCATAAATAGTAGAAGTAACTCTCATCTCGTGGCAAAAGCTCATATCCTTTCTTAAAAGGCACGCCCCACTCAAACATAAAATCTATAACTAACTCAATTAGGTTGTTCATTTCTTCAACGCTTGTTTCTGCGTTATTTTTTGTACTGATTTGTTCTCCGAACTTTAGAAAGTATGTTTCTTTAAAATACTCGTGTGTGCTGCTACTTTCGTTCCCAAATTTATCGTATATGTCATTTAGTAAAGCTCTATATAATGCTCGTTGATTGTGAGAAAAGGCTCGTGGGTCAGATAATGTTAGGTTGCCTAGAACGTTGCTTAAATCGCCCAAATAATAAGTATTCAGCCGTTCTACATTAAGTGTTTCATCAAGCTTCACTTGTAAGATATTTGACTTTGGATCATACCCCACGACCTTTAGTGAGTATTCCATTTTAATCACTTCTCTTTAGCTTCTGTTTTTTTCGCCTTCTTATTTTCTTTGGCGACTGTTTCAGCTTTATTTGTTGCCTCAGCTATTAAACGACCAATCAATCCGTAATGCTCTACAGTCATTTCTTTTAAGTCTTCAATTTTAACTAAGTGTTTAAAATTTTGTTCTGTCCATTGGTTCAAACGATGGATCATCTCTTCTGTAGTGTCTGTTCCCACAATACTGTTCAATTTTTGCAATGCCGCTTCAGTTCTTTCTAATTCTTTTGGACCAACAATCGGCAATACTGGTAAATCCTCACCACGATATATATACAAACCTAACCCATGTTTAGCCAAAGCTTTTACAAATCCACGCTTTAATGCCTTGTTCACTTGGCTCATAGTCGGATCTGCAACATCTTGATTCCTAAAATCTAATACTGGGAAAATTTCAGTCTCATCTTTCCCTTTAACTATCACAGTTACTTCTACATAAGCACTGTTACCAGTTGATTGATATGGTAGTTCCTTAGAAACTAGAAAATCTTGACTGTTTCCGCTAATTACTGACCAGTGTTCAAACTCACGAATAGTTACATCTGAATTTTCGTCAAATTCTTTCATCAATTGGTGTCCGTCTGCCCAAGGCAAGTAATCAAATTGACCTTTCTTTTCTGTATATTTTGTTACATCCATTTCGATTAATTGTCTAAAGTTTGTTTTTTTCGCCACTTTGATAACATCTTTTTCTTCACTCATATGCTACTAACTCCTTTAGGTAATAGTCGCCACTGCCCACATACACAATAGGTTTGACGTTTTCTTCCCCGACTTCTTCAATTAAGTCGACAATTGAATTTTGAGTGACAATTGCCGTCGTTTCATGCCGTTCAATTATCTTCAGTTCTTCATTTGGTTCAGCAATCTCGTAGGTAACTTCAAAAACACCATCTTCTTTGTTTATGATATTTCCAAAATAATCAGTATCATCAATTTCTGGTAAACACTCCTGGTAAAACTCTTCTGGCGGAGTAGTCAAGTAATGGTCCAATGCATCTGCTTCTTTTGGTGTCATTGTCAAAATCCACCTTTCCGTGGTATACTTTTGTTAAGTTTAATTTTGTATGCGACTAACTAGGATTGCAGTCCTGTTGGTCTTTTTTGTGTCCTCATGCAGAATCACGCATATCTTTAATGATTGTGATAGTTGCTGTAGACGGCTGCCAATTGTTGATATACTCATTTACTTTGTCAAAATCTTTTTGGCGCAACTGGCTACGTGTAGAAACTCCTGTGATTTGTTTTACCCCTGTGTTGATATCCTTATAAAGCGTTGCTAGTTGATCCTTGTTGGTTGCGTTATACCCTCTAGCAATTTCTTTTACTCTTTGATTCACTCTGCGTCCGATATATCCGTAATCACTGGCATCGATCTTGGTGTTTTCTTCAATTTCTGTTACTCTATCAGCGACTTCATCAACTCGTTTTGCTGTATCTTCCTGAAATTCGTACATAAGTTTTAATTGGTCTCTTGGTGATTGTGGCAACTGTTCTTGCTGTTTGATATGAGTTTCCATTGATGTAAATACCTCGATATATCTTGCAGTAAACAAAACACCTTTTTCACCGGATAATTTGTTTGCGATCATGTCACAACCTTTTTTCGACACTTGGAAACATCGTCTGAGTTGACTATTATCGTCAAAATACTCTGACTGAATGAAATATTCGCCCACCTTATTTTTAAGGGCGGCATCTTTTCTTAAATATTTAATATAGCTATTGATTTTTTGAAGCAAATTATCATGTCTCATACCTACCATTTTCGCCACTTCACGACTATCTAATGTTTGTTCTAATACTTCCATTACTATTCCCCTCCAATTCTCGGAAACACTTCTTCAATACGACAATTTAAAGCATTTGAAATCTTATAAGCCAATTCTAATGACGGCTTATATTTCCCTTCTTGAATCCGTTGGATTGTTTTCTTAGATACTCCTACAACTTCAGCAAGTTCGTTAATCGTGATCCACTTCGCTTCGCAAATTGCTTTTAGCTCACATGTAAATACTGGTTCTTTCTTTTTAAACATGATCGGTTCCTCCTATCTAGTTAGTAATACAAAATTGAATACTAATGACAATACCAGTGCGATTGCTACTAAGTAACAAAGTAGCTGCAATCTAACAACTGCTTGTCTTGGCTTCTTGTAATGACAAAATGATGCAAGTCCTTTTTTCATTTTGGTTGCTCCTTTCTCAAAGTTTCTTGTTAATCTTAAGCAAACATATCAATGTACCTATCCCACCTAATAACGCAGCTATATTGAAGATAGCAGTTAGAACGATTACTATTTTTTCCGAGGTTGAGTAATGATCCATTTCGGTTAATCCTCCTTTTCTATATTTAGAATCTAAATAGCTTTCATAATCTCTGCTATAGCTGCAACCATAGCGGGGGTTTTATTTTCAAACGCAAATTTTAAATTTCTCTCTGCTTGCTCTAAAATAGAATGTTTTAGTCTTAATATATCTTTCTCCAACTCTTGCCTTGTCATTTCTCTTTCTGTGTTTTCCTCAATAAACTTTTCTAATTTGTCTTTGTTAATTTTATGCATCTTCTTCTCCTCCTGATTTCTGTATTCTATCTACTACCCAACAGGTATACATCACCGCTAAAAACGCATAGCCTTGCACCGTCTCACCTGCTGTAAAACAGATGATCGATACTGTTAGTAGGATTAGGTTTGCTATGGTGGTCACTGAATCACATCCTGATAATCGGGTAATTCGTCAAATAGTTTCTTTAAAAATGGTCTTATTCTCTCTGCATCAAATAACCATCCAGAATTTGAACTATCACCGTCTTTTTTTGCGAGTTTGTTCTGTTTTACATATGGATCATCGACAATGTTCTCCATAATCCAATTACGTTTATGTCTCGTTATCTGGACCATGTCTTTCATAGTTAACCATTGAGGCTTCAACAATCTGCTATAAAGATTTTCAATATATTCTCTTGCGTATTTCTCCATATATTGGTTGTCTACCTGTACATTCACCTGTACAGGTATTTGTTGATTGTTCATCTATTTACCTCCTATGCTGTTTGTTTAGTAAATTGCGGTTTAACCGCAAGTTTGTGGTAAAAAATAATGTCGCTGTATTTGACATCAAATAGTTTTTCAATTTTTTCGATTACAGGAACATCTGGAAAAGTTTTACCTCTTTCATATGAACTCCAAGTATCTTTTGAAATTCCTAATTCTTTTGCGACTTCCTTTTGAGTCATTTCTTTCATAACCCTTAAAGCTTTCAATGTGACTTTCATCTTAGCACCTCCTTAATATGAATTCATTATAATGCGGTTAAACCGCAATGTCAATTAAAAAGATGGTTTTTTTGCGTTTTATCCGCATTTTTTTTAGCAATACTATTGATTTTACTTTCACAAAGCTGTATATTGTTGTTTATAGGAGGTGATACAAATGAGTGGTTCTTTAGGAAATAAAGAAATTATGGCAGAAAATCTTAATTACTATATGAAAAAAAATAATGTCTCCAGAAATAAATTATCTGGTGATCTAAATATTAGCTACACGACAATAAGAGATTGGGTCAAAGCAAAGACTTACCCTCGAATTGATAAAATAGAAATATTGGCAAACTATTTCAATATAGATAAATCGGATTTGGTAGAAAAAAGTTACAAAACTGATTTATCTATTCAACCAATATTTGGTAAATTAAATCCAGATAGACAAACTAAAGTATACAAATTTGCCGAACACCAACTAGCAGAACAAGAATCACTAAACAGTAAAGTGATTCCTATGGTAGGTAAAGCAGCTGCTAACCCAAGCGTGCTGGAATATGGCGATGTAGATATTGAACAACAATCATTTTCTCATGTTCCTGAAGGAGCAGATTGTGCAATCTATATTCAAGGCGATTCAATGGAACCGCTAATTAAAGACGGAAGTATTGTTTTTTACAAAAGACAAGAAGATGTTGAGAGTGGCGAAATAGCTGTGGTTGAGATAAACGGTGACGGCGCTACATGTAAAAGAGTAATCAAAGATTATGACAATAGACAGATTATATTGAGGTCTATGAATGATCGTTACGAAGATAGGATCTTGCAAGATGAAAAAGTTCGCATTATCGGTAAAGTTATACTATAAAAAAACACCCTATAAATGCTACCAACATTCTAGAGTGTCCTCTTATAATATTTCGTGGTAAAAATATTATATCATAAAGTGAGGAATTAAAAAATGAAAAAGAGTTTATTGTTAACTTTAGTTTTAGGTTTATTGTTAGTTGCCGGATGTAACGCAAAAGAAGAAGTCAAAAAAGACAATCCAAATACAACTGAAATTTCTTCTGAAAAGTCTAGAGAACCTAAATCTGTAGAATTTACTGCAAAAGGTACTTATAAAGTTGGAGAAGACATAGAACAAGGCGATTATTATGTAGTATTAACCAAATTGGAACATGATGAAAATGATACAAGCAACTTAACTGAAGTTGATGTTAACATAAGCGATGCCAATGATAAATATATTGATACAGTTTATTTTTCTTCCGTAGGAAACAAAGAACGTGTCAAATTAGAAAAAGGTATGAGTTTCAAAGTAATAGATAATGGTATAGAATTTAAAGATTTTACTTTGAGCTTTCTTAATAATACAGACTTTAAAAAATATGAAAGTGAAAATCAATCAACAGCAAATAATTCTAATGAGTCAACAATTAACAATAAAAGTGTTGAGACTAAACCATCCAAAACGGTAGACGATTCTCAAAATGTTAAAGTTACTGATTTGCTTGCTGATTATGATTCGTTTATCCAAAAGATTAAAACGACAAGCGAGAAAGCATCATCTATGAGCGAAATTGAATCAATGAATGCTGTTACAGATTTAATTCAAGAACAAACAAATTTAACCTCTAAACTTGATAATCTAAAAAGTCAAGAATTAACAGATGATGAGAATACTCAACTGATGAATAAGTCAGTTGATATGCTTCAAGAATATACTGTGTTAATGAATAAATTACAAAAACAATAAGTTGATGTCATTTAAAGATTCGCCCTTTCTATGGGCTTTTCTTTTAAATTTATAAAGAACATACATTCGGAAAGGAGCTAAATATCATGGCTAGTATCAAACAACAAGACAATGGAAAATGGCGATATAGAATCAGATACAAAGATAACGGTAAGTTCAGAGAAGTATCAAAAAGTGGATTTAGAACAAAAAGAGATGCTCAATCTGCTGCAAACGATATTGAAAGCAAAATAAATACTGGGATCAGTGTTAAAAATGAAAATTTAATTGTAAGTGAGTATCTTGAAATGTGGGTAAAGTTAAAAGAGAAACATGTAAAAAAATCAACATTAGCAAAAATAAAAAGAGCAATTACTCTCCATATTTCACCCAAATTTTCCTTTTATAAATTGTCTGAGATAAAACGTGTAGATTGTATTGCATGGGTAAACGAAATGTGTGATCACTTGGCTGTAGATTCTGCCAAATCTTATTGCGCTACGTTTACAAACGCTCTTGAGGATGCTGTGAATGATTTCAAATTAATTGATATCAATCCTATGAAAGGCATTAAGTATCCTCGTTCAGATAAGCGTAAAAATGATATACATTTCTTTGAAAAAACTGACTTACAAAAGCTTATTGAAGTTTCAGCAAAATATACAGGAACAAAACCATTTGTTAACTATCAATATTATGTGTTGACAATGCTTCTTGCAAGAACTGGGTTAAGACTTGGAGAAGCTTTATGCTTAAAATGGTCTGATTTGGATCACAACAAGCTAACAATAGATAAAACGCTTTATCGTGAAAATAATAAAGATTACATCACCGAACCCAAAACCCAATCTAGTTATAGAACTATATTAATAGACAAAAAAACCTTATCTCTATTAAAATCTTTCAGGATAAGGAAGAATGAATATTCTTTGAAGTCTCAATCTTATGCTATGAATAAAGAGTTTATCTTTAATGATTCGAACGGTAATTTTTTAAAGCAATGCAATTACCGAACTTACTTTACTAAAATATGCAAAGTTTCTGGATTAAATCACCTATCCCCTCACGCTCTTAGACATTCACATGCGGTTCATTTATTAGAAAGTGGATCAAATATCAAGTTTGTTTCTGAACGTTTAGGCCATAGCACTATCAATATGACAGCCAACGTTTATCTTCATATCTCCAGGAAAATGGAAACCGATTCTATCGATAGATATGAGAACTTTTTATAATTTTGTGGCAAATTTGTGGCAAACCCCTTCTTAAAAATCTCCGCAATCCTTCTATAACAACATTTCTTCTTAATGACTGCGGTTCGGTTGATGAACCTTGAACTATATTCTAGCATATGTTTCATGATTGACAAAACCCTATATATTAGGGTTTTTATTAACTCAAGATATTTCTATTTAATATTTTATGCTATTTATTTTCTTTTTTTTGTGGCAAAATTGTGGCAAAACATATTTATAAAAAATACCAGCCTCAAGAGTCTCAATAAAAATGTCGAAAATTTGCAGTAAAGAATCCTGATATCTTTGTTTAGTATTTTGTTTTAAAAACTAATAGCCCCCATAGCTTAATCCCTACTACAAAAATAGGAATTTTTATTTTCAAAAAGTTTTAATTGTTTTACAAAAACCACTTTACAAACCACGCATAGCGTGGTATACTAAGTATGTAAACAAGTAAAGGAAAGAGGGAATTTAAAATGACAGAACAAGTATTTTTAGCAGACAACGGAGTTGCGATCAGCGAAGGTTATAACAGTCTAGATGAGTTGTTAGAAGTGGTAACGTCAGAACAAACATACAACTTTATCGAAGTAGTTTGGGAAGATGGAACAACTCGATGTCTGACTCATGGTGTTGAATACTAATTAGAGGGGTTTCCTCCTCTCTCTTACTTAAACCAGAAAGAGGTAATAATATGAAATACGATTTGTTTGCAACACTTTATGTGGAGGCTCAAGAGTATAGCAACGTGGAAATGTACATCGCAGAACGTGGATGGCAAGAATGGATGGATAACTATCCAGGGGAACACCTTGGAAATATCTTGACATCTATCTACGAATTGGCTACAACACCCCTAAAAGAAATTAGAGAGTCGCGAAAAATCAGCCGGGCAGCATTTTCTCGAATATACAATATCCCGATTAGAAGTTTAGAGGATTGGGATACTGATAAAAGAAAAATCGCTGATTATAACAAGATGCTGATTGCTTATACATTTTTCATGGATGGCTTTTTAGGTAAAGGGGGTGAAAGAAATGAATAGATTGTTAAGTATGCAAATTCCTGTTAAATATGTTATTATCGCTATTTTCTTGTGCTTACTTTTGTCTTTGTTTTATAAAGATGCATCGTACAATAAAAGAGAACTCTTGACATATGCTCTCGGTGTAGCTATTTTAGTCAAAATTGTTTTTATGCGTGGGAATTAGAAATGGATAGAATAATTACTAATTTAGCTAAAATGAGACGCAACGCTAATCTGACAATTGACGACTTAGCACGATTAGTTGGCACTAGCAAACAAACGGTAATGAAGCTTGAATCAGGCGTAGGCGTACAATTAAGTATTATGCTCCGAATATCAGTAATCTTCGATGTGCCGGTAGAAGAATTGCTACAACCGTCAACAATTGACGAGAAAAAACAGAAGCCACTAAATGACACAATCACAGTGAATATCGTAAAAGAAATGAGAGCCGCTCGTAAACTCTCTCAACCTCAACTTGCTGAAAAAATAGGTATTAGTGAACACGCTATTATCAACGTTGAAAAAAGATTCAACACTCATGAGGTGCGTTATTCTATAGCTAAAAAAATCGCTAACGGACTTAGCTTTAATACAAGCGACTTGTTTTTTATCGTTGACAAAGACTTGCCATCAGAGCAATTAGAAACAATTGTTAAGCTTCGTACCTCGAATTTACTTGAAAAATTAAAATAATTTCCTCCCCTCTTTACGTATTTATATGAAATGCGATAAAAGTGTATGAAAATAAGCCTATCTCAAATTAAGAGTTAGGCTTTTTATTATTTACAACTATTCTACAATTTTGATTGTATTTAACAACCGCTGATTACAGTGATTCAACTAAAGTACAATTTTCTTCATAAAATTTCAACTAATTTATGTCGTTGCAACCAAAATACAATAATTCATCAGTTTTGCAACCAACGACATGCCATGTTAATACTTTGCCTTTTTCTTGAAAATATGTAAACAAAAAACCTACACTTTATTTTGTGTAGGTTTTTCTGATTAAATATAAGGAGGAACACTAACTTTATTATTGTTGTCAAACTTGATTTGCACATTTGCCCTGTCATCTAAATCACTTGCTAAATTATCATTAAACACTTCCAAAAATTGAATCCAACCTGTACTTTCCCCGCCTTTTAGAACACCTTTCATATCGATAGGAATTGTTTTGTTTATTTTATCAGAGAAATTACTCATCGCTTTATGAGTTCGTGTATATATTTCCTGTTCTCCGCTATTTTTAACGTAAACATGAATAGCAAATGTATTAACATCACTATAGTTTGCTGTCGTATATGAAATAGTGTCAGCTAAGACTGAACGAATTTGCCACTTTGTTGTCAAACCGCTTTCTAAGCCCATACCAAAGTTAACTTTTCCTGTTAATTTACCAGTACCCAATTTTTGTTTGAATGTGCCGTCCAACCAGTCAGTCCATTGGAAGGTAAAGTTTCCAGTATTACGATCGATTGAAACGCTCATACCTGGAGTAGAATATTCGATTACATATTGACTATTCACTTCCCAATTTTGCGCTGCTAATTCATCAATAGCTTGCTCAACTTTCCCTAGCTTGATCCAGATTTTATTTACTGCATCTTCTAGCTCGTGAACTTTTTTCCATAATCCACAAATGGCGCACACAAGTGCTTTAGTCATATTCCAAGAATTGCTAACTAAATCGTATAGCCAACATTTTAAAGCGTTAATATCGCAAAAATCTAATGTTTTTAGACTGTTCCATAAGTTGCCATTCAGAAATGTGTTTAAAGCGTGCAAGTCTTTGCAATCAGTATTATTCTTACCATTAAAAGGATGTATCCCCTTATCATTTTGAAGGTTATCGCAGATTTCATCGGTTACTTCATTAAAACAGAAATTTTCATCTCCATTTTTAATCGTTTCTAAAGCAGTTTCCGTATCAATATCAGGAACTTTACTACACGAATTACAACTGCCGTTGAATCCTGATTTATTACCGCAGCTATTACAAGCCATTACTAATCATCCTTTCCTATGCGTTTTTAGCAAATGTTGCATCTACCCAAACTTTGAACCCAGATACCAGTACAGCAATACCATTACTTGCTACATCATAATCAACAATGGCCATAACATCATTAGCGAATTTAAAATTATTTCCAAATACCGAATTATTTGAAGTTCCATCAGCCCAATTAATGCCAGCCATTGGAATGCCATTGTTACGCCATTCAATATCTGATGTTGTAGGTGATGGTGTTAACCCGCTAAGATTATTGCTAATGACTTGCCAAATACCTGCATAATTAGAACGATCATCTACGTTAATGACAACACCGTTCCATTGAACAAAGCCGTATTTACGCATATAGTCAACATCATTCTGTGGTTCTGGTTGAGGTTGTGGGACAGCAGGTTTTGATGGTTCTTCGATATTGGTGCCACTTTGAATCCTCCAAACTTCAAAATAAGTCGGTACATTTATGTTAAAGTAATTATTGAAGTCATGCCGAGAAACTGCTGTTCCATATTGTCCGCCAGTCCAATAATCAGTGCTAATAAAGTTGTTTTCATCTTCCATTACTCCAACGTGACCGCCTGCTCCGGCAGAAGCGCCCATGCCATATTGAGGATCACCCCAACTCATTAAAACAATATCCCCCATCTTCGCATCCCATTCTTGGTTTGCAGAAATACGTTTATAACCATTCTTAGCTAAGTAACCACTTAAAGTCACCGTACTATATAACTTGTCGTAAGCTACCCCTCCTGCATCTCTTACAGCTTGTGTGATCGATCCAGAACAATCAGCGGTGCCATCTGTTCCATTTCTGGAGCCTGTCATTGAATACGTTAATTTCCCTTGTCTGTCGTAAAACCACTGTACAACTGCTTTATTACTTACACTCATTTAGCACTTCCTCCTCTACTAATTTATCGATTTCAGTATCAGATAAATGAAATTCGGGATTTGCTACCAAAAAAGCGTTAACCGCTGCAATAGCACTTCTTTTTTTTGTCTCATTAGGTACGTCTTTTTCTTTTTCTAGTTTTACAGCATCTTTTGCTACAATACGAATTTTGCCTATATTATCCACCATTATTACCATCTCCCTTAGTATTGCCTGTGATAACGGCGATAAATGCCTGATGCAGGCCCGTTGAAGCTAATCCGCTAATAGCGCCATAAATTACATTGCTAGGTGTTATCTGCCAGTTGTCTATCCATAGAGACAAGAAAATACCCACTACCGCAAGAATTAACGGGATATACTGATTGTATTTATCTTTCAAGAAATTACTTTGCTTTAAAACAAAACCAACTGTTAGACAACCTAACACCACTAAGGGTATTAGGTCGAATGTTGGTAAATCAAAACTATTCATATTATTTACCTCCTCTGATAGATCGAATAGCATCACGTTGGATACTATCTTTTCTAATTTCATCAGTTACACTTTTAGCAATATCTGAAGCCAAACTTGTAGTCGCTTCTTCTACCGCATTTTTAATAATTTCTTCTTGGCGCATACGACTTCTGCACCAAGGATTCCACCAAGGACAAAATCTCAACATATTTATTCCTCCTTACCCTTTTTATTTTTAGTCAAATACATTGTAGCTAATGTTGTTAGTAATGAACCCATCGCTACTTCCAGACCATTCTTATTCATAAACTCTGTTGCTTTTTCTCCAATAATTATGCTATAAGTAAACAAAATTGTAAGAATAATAATAGTAATAATAAAAAACTTTAAAACAGAGGGAGTAGCATCCCATATTCTTTTATACTGCTTTTTCTTCATACTTTTAATTTCTTCATCTAAAGATTTCAATTCCGTTTTTTGCACAATTTGTAAATGTTTTGTTTCTTCGGATGATTCAAATATCCCCATAAGCAATTTTGTATTTTTTGCTAGTTCTATTTCCATAGCATTCATTTTTCCAAGAATTGCATTGCAATCTTCTTTTGTCATAAACTTATCATCAACAATATCTATCACTTCTTGTTTTAATTCATCTTTTTTTATATATCGTTGGTCTAATTCATGCAATAAACTTTCCACATATAAACACCACCTATCTAATACTAGCTAAAATATTATAAGAAAGGAGATTTTCCAAATATTCTAACAAAGCTATCTGCCAAGTATCTTCCTATTGCTTTATGACCTGCTAAAGTGGGATGCTTATCTGGTTGCGCTTCGTACACCCAACTGTCAACGCCAACATAATGTACTCCATCAACACTTGCAGCAGCGTTTTTGCAAGCTGCAGTATATTTTTTTAGCCAATCATTCATTAAAAGTACAGGACTTCCTGGATGTCTTTTTTTCAAATCTTTTAAATATTTGATCATAACTTCTTCATATTTTACAGATGATACCGCTGAAGGAGTATCGTTAGTGCCTATATTAATAACAACAAAATCAGCTTGATTAGGAATAGTACGTTTATCTACAGAAGAATTAAAACTTATTTCCGGTAGAGTGGGCACCCACAAGCGATCTGATCGTTCGACTAAAGGAGCGCCTCCTTGGGCTATCCGAATTGCTTCAGCACCTAGATTATCTGCACAAAAATTAGCATAACTTTCAACCATGCTAGCACCGCCACCAGCTGTAAAACTATCACCATAAAAGAAGATTGTCTTTCTATTTTTGGGAATAGCTAAAGGGTATGTTGTTTGTTCAAAGCCAACAACATTCAAACAACCTTTGTAATTATAAAAAGAATGTTTATCCGATAGACTTTTACCAAAATAAGGATCGCAATATATTTCGACTACATGCTCACATTTTTCTAGTCCAGTAGCAATCAAAGTGGGATTATCATCATCATCAATCCATAACAAGAATGGTGTTCCACCATCAATCCTAATTGTAAGTTGTATTCCTACGATCTCTTTTTTAAAAAGGCCTTTAAGCTCGGTTCCGTAGAACCCTAATTGCATTCCTACAGTCGGAAGTGTTGATGTCATTACATCCACACCATCAAATGTTCTTTTTTCCCAATTACCCATAAAATAGGCATAGTTTGGAAAACTATTATTTTCATTCCTTGACAAACCTAGCGTGCTTTTTAAAATGTCCGAAGTCGATCCCCTAGTGCTACAGATTTCATCAAATAATAGTAAATCACCTTTAATACCAGTACCGAATACATCTCCATCCTCCAACTTTGACCAATCAATTAAAACTCTTGAATCAAAACTTCCGGCGTTTATGGTCCTTGTCAATTGCAACCATTCAACGTTATTTGAGGGAACATATCCTTGCACATTGAATTCAGAAACAAGAGTTCCTAGTTCGTTAGTGTTAACATCATATTCAAATATTAATAAACGATACAATCCTTTATTGTTTTTAAACAGACCTCCGATACAGTAAGTTTTTGTCGGATCGGAGTTTATCAATTGAACATCTATAACAGATTCGCTTATCCTTTTATTATTAATAGTTGACTTTCTAGAGAAAGGATATCTTGGCGTTTCTACAAACTGCAGTTCTTTCCTAAATTTCTCTAAGTCGATGTCAATTGTCACTTCGTAACTTCCGCTATCTTTTACAACTAAATAGCCATCGTCATTTTTAATTTGTGTTGGTTTATCAATAGTTGAACTAGTTTCATTTATTTGAATAAGGTTTTCACCATCTGTTGATAAGACCCAAATAGTATTATCTGGCAGTATATAAGCATGGTTGTAATCAGGGTAACCTATCTTCTCTAATTCTGAAATTGGTGTAAGCCAATTGCAATTTGATGTATCAAAATTACAGTTTTTTGGTACTTTAAAAATCATAAATTTTTCACCTTTTCTATTTTATTTTTTTCAAACAAACAAGCCATGCAACTTTCTACTTCTAAACCCAAAAAATTTGAAATTGCGATTGAAGCATTATTAACAGTTTTTGTGTAAATGATCTGGATATATTCTTGCAAGCCGTTTTCCGTTATTGCATCTTTTGCATCTCTCATTTCAGCCATACTTAAAAGTTGATGCTTAAATAAACATGAAAATTTATCATTCTGTTTTTTTTTGGCTACAATTGAAGCGATTTGCAAAGCTAAATATGTTTTTTCGTACCTAACTTCTCTGATACTTGACTTATAAGCTAACGATTTTTGAATCTCTGAATCTATTTCATCAACTTCTTGTTCGTCTTGACTATCTTTTATATCTCTTTGCAAAGATTCAATATAGCGGTCTATATGCGCTTCTGATTCAGCATCGTTCATAATTGACCAAATCAAATCTTCCAAAGCTCCTGTTTGAGCTAAAACGTTAATCGGCTTTTCCATATCTTTCAATCCTTTCATAATCTCATTAATATTTTATCATGTACGGTATATGCATACTCCTTTACCTGTTCTCAAAAGATTTCAGTTGTTCTCTTTTTCTTTTCGCTTCTAAATCAAACGAATACTGGTAGTTTGCGCTTCGGATTTTTATTAGTGAGATTATACTTTGGGCATCTGTCGGATGTGACTTTAAATGTTTTTCTAACTTAGATGTATCTTTAATCATGCTAGACCACCTCTATCAATATGGTTAAATTTAACGTGATAACTAATATCGCATTCACACAAAGAATTTGGATCTTGTGTTAGCTCTATTTCTTTTCTACCGTGAGCTAAAATTGCTGCTTGTTGCCAAGTTGGAAAGTATTCGATAATTCTTAGAATGTCATAGACTTCACCATCTTCTTTAGGGAAGTAACCATAACCATTAATGAAACTTCCATATTCTAAAATGAGCGCATCGGTTATATCAATGCCGTTAATTTTTATTCGTATATCCTTTGTTTCGAACTCTTGTTCGGAGACTTCTATCCCGATTTTAACTTCATGATTATGAGGATTTGGAGTTATAGCATTATTATTTATTGATAAAGATTTAGGTTCAGTTAATATAGTCTGAGCAAAAGTTGTAACAAGTGGCCTAACGTGTAAGCTGAATGTATACCTCATGATGAATTGAACATCACGAGATATAGAAAATCCAGTATATAATCGATCAACACCACGGAGCATAGTTTGAAAATCAGCTTTTGAATCTGATACCGTATTTCTTCTCTGGAATTGTCTTTGTTTTTCTATTTGGATTTGATTATCTTGTCTTTTTATAATTTTGGCGAAAGCTTCATCAATCAGCGTCATCTTTAAACAACTCCTTGCTAATAGTTATTACGTTTGTTTCATTCAAATTGCTATCGAAAGTAGTTTCAATTTTTGTGATATAAAAGTCTGCTGATTGTTCATATATTTTTTTACAATATCTGCTACATCCGTCAAACAGTAGCAATTCGTTAGAATAATCAAAGTAGACCTTGTCTAATACGTTTATATCCGGAGGTAAACATCCCACTTTCAAACTTATTATTTCTCTACGTCTACCTTGATGTTTCAGCAATTTTACTGCAGCATTGTAAGCAATCCTTGATTGTCTTGAACGTTCTTCATTACTAATTGCTTCTCCATCTTGTTCAAAGGGTGCCACGTCATTAAAGCTTTTGGTTTCTTCTATAATTTTCCCTTGCTCTAAGTTGATTGAAAATTCGTCCAATATTGAATACTCAAGTGAGTTATTAGATGCAATCCTAGTAATATTTGTATAATAGTTCTTTTGTTCGTTGTTTACCGTTGGATTTAAAATGACTACTGGAAATCCAGCAATCGGAGGTTTTCCAGCTTGTTGTTGTTCCAGGTAAACATCTCTAAGCGTTAAACTAGCTTGCGAGCTGTCCGATTTTTCACCGTATACAGTAACAGCATTGAACACATGATCAAATTGCTTCTCTATAGAAACATCACTGATAATTTTTATATGGCGTTCTGTTTCGCCACTTTCAGATAACAAATAGTCTTTTTTATCTCCAAAAGAGCCTATTTCCAAATAACGATCATATCTAAATCCTGCTCTCCACCAAATGTTGTCTGTAAGCTCACATGCTTTGGTTAACGCTTCAAGGTGTCCTTGACGACTAAAAGCGTAGTTTATATTAGCCTTCATCGCCTCTTCATCAGCATTTATATACCAATCTGTTGAATACAAAAATGGTGACTGGCTAAAAACGTCTGGGAAGTTTCTATTTTTGACGGTATAGTTTTCTGGTATTTGTCTTTCATCCCATTCAGCTATTTTATGGTCTAACTGTATTTCGGCTGTCTCGCTATCCTTATTTAATGTAATAGTTTTGACAACACCATCAAACATTTTATCGAATATTATTATTTTCACATCGATGTTCCCATCGAATTTTTCAGCTTCATATATCGGTAATTTGATTGAGCAACTAGGTATTTCCATAGGCTCATTTGTCCATGAAATACCCTCTATCATGTCATCAACATATTGTTCCTTACCTTTTTTATCAGTAATAATTATCTTGAACACACATTCCCCGCTGTAATCATGCCCGATATTTTTTCTAGATGAAGAATGTGGGAAAAACAAAACTGGCAAATCTAATGTCTTTGTTGATCCATCTGAGATAACTCGCAAGAATTTCACATAGAAAGGCTTTAAGTTTTCAAACTCCATACAAAAATCGATTCCACTCCATTCTATATTTGCGACATCAGGATTAGCTTTTTTTATATCAGACCTTTCTTTAATATCCAGTTGGACCGATGACAACAAATGGTCATTTGTAGCATCGAAGATTTGCATTTTTTCGATTTGTCCATTATTAACAGTAGAAGCATAAACAGTCCTCGAAAGACTTCTACCACTTGAAAAGTCAATTCCATCAACATTAACTGTACGAATAAAAGCATCCCAACGATTACCAATGACCGCTGGGCGTTCCCAGCTTGCAACCCATGCATTAGTTAGATACTCTGGTGATTGTGAACCACTCCAAAATTCTTCCCACGTTCCCCATCCTGCATCAATCCACTGCCCTTTAACTGATTTAGCAAAATTTATTTGATACTTTGCATCTGAATAGGTTCTTTGCATGTGGTTTGGCACATCACCCCAATTAGAGGGGTAGGACCATTGAAAATATCCATGTCCTTGAGATCCAGTTGAAGCATCATAGGCTTGTTTAGCGCTCGGATCAATCGTAGCTTCTGCGTATGCGTTAGCACACAATGCCAATGCGGTGTTTTTTGCTATTCCTAAATCCATACACACATAGATAAAGAATTGCGCTCTTGAATTAATATCATCCCAATTAACAGTATATGTTTCTCCACTATTGCCCCCGCCGTTACCATCGCTAGTATTATTTTGCTGCGGATTTGGCTTATTATTAGCAAAATGCCAACCTTTGATGCACAACTTACTTCCTATATAACTAAATTCTTCTATTTCTCCAGCGTTATCCATATTTTCAGCAGTGTTCTGTCGACTGGTAGCATCTCCAGTAGCTTGCTGACTGCCGCCATTTGCATTCGGACTTCTGAAAATTGTATAAGGTGGATTTCCGGCACTTGCTAATACTGCATTAAAATTATCAATAGATACACCATTAGCCCCATAGTTACAATGTATAATTGTATTAGCATCTAAAAAAATACCGGCATGTCCAGCGGCCCCGCTTGATTGCCCTTGAATACCGAAGATAAAAATATCTCCATAAGCGAAAGGAGCTGCAGCTTTAGAGAATCCGATTTGAGGTAATTCACTGAATAAACTGTCTGTATTCCCTATAGGTAAACTAGCCCCTGCTTTATTTAATGATCCATAGATAGCACCGCTACAATCTGCTGTACCGTCAACTCCTGTTCTGCTACCATTCATCGAGTAAGTGATGCCATTATTTTTTAGAACACGCATGTTTGATATTGCCGTGTCCATATTGATACTCATAATGCAATCCCCCTCACATATACTCTTATTTCTTGTGTTTCGTTTTTCTTAAAATTGAAAAATCTAATGACGTTTTTACCAGTATTCACTTTCCAATGCACAATACCGTTACTTCCACTTTTTTGTTTCAAAGAAAAAGAACTTGCATTACAATCGTCATTTGGTGTGCAATCTCCACTACAAACGCCGTGAAATTTAGAGATATCCAAGTAATCACAATTATTTTTCACAATACCGCTAGATATAATTGTTTTACCGCTATACTCCCCTTCAATGACACTCTTTTCTCCATTAAATTCAATGGTTAAGTTTTTGAAAGTTCCACAAATTTCAATAACTACATCGTCCGTTTCATATAATGTCATCGCTTGAAATTCTGCAAGAGCCGTCTTTACACCGTAATCGGAATATGCAAGAATATTAGGCTCTTGACAATCGCATGAATAGTTAATCTTTTTATTGTTACCACAGTTTCCAATTTGATTAACTAAATCATTTTTAGGAATCTCACATAAACGATCACCAGCACATTTGAAACACATTTTTTTAGGTGCTAGCCCTATATTGCACCAACAGCATTCACACAAAGGACGTTGGAGCGCTTCAAAGCACTCCAAAACATCACATTGATGATATTCCTCAAGATATGTTGCGGTTGAATCCGCAATGTACCATATACCTTGCGGCAAGTATAACGTTACAGTATACGTTAATTGCCCTCTTTTCTCTTCTAAGCCTTCTGAAACTGATTCAGCTTTAGCGATAGCCCAAAGCAACAAATCGCCTTGGATTGCCCATAATCGACCTATTTTATACAAATTGCTTTGCACGAATTGCTCAATCATCTCTCGATCTTCACAATTAAATTTATTTTTATCGATTATAATATTCATACTAAAAGTTTTAGAATTGATTTTACGGCCGCTTGTTCTTTCTGGAGTATAATCTCCATGGTTATTAACAAAGGCATCCTTAGAGATTCTAAAATCAGTCACAATCTCAGGTTGAGTTTGGATGTGGGCTGTATGGTTAAATACTAATTCGTTAAATTGCACAATTTTTTTCATTATCTTAGTCTCCTATTAGATAATTGGACAACATCTGGTGATGCAGTGGTGTATACACTCATCTGTTGGTTTGTCGTTGTATTATTATAGATATTATTGATAACGCTCGATGTTGTGTTTGATATACTTCTACCTAGATTAGCAAATGTCGGTGATATTTGACCTCTTCTTAATTGTTCAAAGAATGGCATTCCGATTTTATCCATAATCCTTTTTGGTATAACACCCTCTCCATTTTGCAGGATTGGTTGTTCTGGTGAATCAATTATCCTTGAATATCCTGACGGACTAAACGTCTTACCACCACTAGCTAAAACTACTGGACGAGGTCTTGTTGAATTTGTATTGCTTGAGTTGTTACCTGATTGAGAGTTGTTAGTCAATTGCTGCAATTTCGAAACTCTACTGCTGATTGAATTATCTAGCAATACAAGGGCATTATTAAATCCATCATTCAGATATTTTCCATACATATTACCCAATCTAGAAAAAACTTCCGCTTTACTTTGTAAAGAATTAATCTGATTATCAATACCACTCCCTATACCTTGGACAGATGAATTAAAACTATTTTTTAAAGCATTGCCCCAACTTGAACCTATATTTTTAAAGGCATTTACTTTTTTGTTTAACTTAGCAACCAAAGTATCAATAATTGTCATTATTTGTTTAGGTACATCGGATCCCTGGAAACCTTGAACAACCTTTTCGCCCCAACTTTTACCAATTGGTTGGAAAGTAGTTGATGACATTTCTACCATTTTATTGGCCATATCAATAAATACTTGAATTAAACTTGCTGCATTTTGCATACCTTCTTCATAAGAGAATTCATTCATCGTATCGATTATTCGTTTCATAGATGATAATCTTGATATAACCGCACCTTCAGAAAATTCAATATTTCCTAAAGTTGGCAGCTTATTACCAAAATTGACTAAAGAATCAATCGTAGAACTCGCCTTGTCTACCATTTCAGTAGAAATTAAGTTTTCTGAATCTGGGAAATTATCTAATGTAATTCGATTCATTAAACCCATAAATGCTGTTATATTTTTTTGAATGCCTGCTATATCGATTTCATCTGATTTGATTTCCGACATTTTGCTTATAGCTGTTTTAAGAGGTTCAATTAGATCGCCATACTTTTGCAAATCTTCTTTACTAACCATAGAGTCAACATATTCATCCCACTTTTCAGCTTTCAAAGAACGTAACAAACCTTTGACCCTTGCAATATTCTTATTAACTTCATCTGCGTTTAGTGGTTGCAGTTCAGCGAATTTATCAGTAATTGTTCGTAACACCTTTAATGCTTCTACAGCTTTGTCTAATGTTTTAGATTCAATGAATCCATTTTGAAAGTCAATCCAAGAATCAGCTCGCATCATCCTTAAACAACCTTTAATCGCAGCAATTTCATCATTGATTTTCTTTGAATTTCCATCTACATTTAATGTACCAATATCTTGTAATTTTTCTCCTAATACTTTCAATGTGTCCAATACTAAAGTAACAGGCTCAATTAAATTCTTATCAACAAAACCACTCTCATATTCAGTCCATTTGTCAATCACAAGCATTCTAAGCACGCCACGAAGGGCAGCCAAATTATCATTTGCTTTTCCAGAATCAAGCTCTAATAGAGCTAATTTTTTCAGCTTTTCTGCTATTTCGTTTATTACATCTAAAGAAGAAGTTAATGGTTCTATGAATTTCTTATCAACAAAACCACTTTGAAATTCAATCCAGTTTTCCGCTTTCAACATTCGCAAAGCGCCTTTTAAATTTACGATAACGTCTTGAGCCGAACCTATTTCTAATGGTATTTTAGATAACTCTAATAATTTTTCAGATAATTCTTGAATTATCTTTAAAGCTCCTAGTGAAGGTTCAATAAGATTTTTATCGACAAATCCTTCTGAAAACTCTTCCCAATCACTAGATTTCAACATTCTAAGAGCGCCTTTTATATTCACAACAATATCTTGAACAACTCCAGTTTCAACGCTGTTAGTTGCTATAGTGGCCATTGATTTCGATATTTTTTCAAGTGATTTAAGCGTTTCTATAACTTCTGCAAATAAGTTACTAGTTACATAGCCTTCATTAAATTCGTCCCAATTCTCAGCCTTCAACATTCTCAATGAACCTCTTATGTTAACTAACGCATCTTGAGCCTTTCCAATTTCTGGAACGCTATCTATAAATTTATTCATTTGCTCATTTACATTTGAAAGTAACTTTATAGCTTCTTCTAAGTTCTTCAACAGATTTTCATTTACTAATCCGTCGTTAAATTCTTCCCACTTATCAATAGTGAGCATTCTAGCTAAACCTTTTACATTTACTAAATTAGTTTGTGCTTTAGTTATATCCATTGACATAGATTCTAGTTCTTTAATACGATCAAATAATTTAATGATGTAATAAATTGTTGTATCTATAGAATCAACAAATTTAGGTTTAACTGGACTAAACCCAATTTCCGAAAAGTTTTTTACATCAATTAAAGGTAAAATTTTCTGAATGGCTTCGATATTTTTTTGGACTTTATCGCTATTGATAGATAATTTTTCTATTTTTTTAATACGTCCTGCCAAATCTATAATATTATCTAAAGAGTCAATTGCATTAAAATAAACCGCTGAATCTGCTTTATTTTTAAACGCTTGACCAACTGAAGACCAAAAGCCCCCATCTAAGGAAAGTTCATTTAGAATTGATTGAATAGAACTAATAATTTTATTTGTTTTTTCGCTATTAATAGTTGAACCCTTCGTATTCAGTTCTTTTAGCTTTTCAGATATAACAATCATATTATCAAGTGTTTTTATAATTGAACCAGTCGTGAAACCAGTTACGATAGAATCAAAAAGAGCACCCAAAGAAGACAGTTCAGAGTCAACAATCGTTTCTAATACAGAAATAATATTCGCTATTTTTTTATTTACGTTCCCGAAATCGTTCGGAACTTTTTCATCCAACTGTTTTATTGTTTCTGCTAGTAACATTATCTCTAACGCTAAAGCTCCGATCGCTACAACTCCAGCTCCTAAAGCAAGAGCGCCTATGCCAGTAGCCATGATTGCACCGATTGCACCAGTTAATAATGCCATCTCACCAATGACAAGAGCGATTGATCCCATTTTCTTTTGAATGTCTATAAAATCAATATTGACTTTAGATAATTTTTCTAATGATAAAGTCATTAGGTAAATTTCGCCTGCAATAGCTGCTATTGTCAATACTCCAGTTAACATGGAAGATCCGGCTAATTTACTGATTTTATCAACAGCAACTGTTATTAATCCCATTCCAACAACAGCTTCAGCGATCGCAATCATTTTAGGTTGTAGTTCGCCCAAATCACCGACTTTATTTACTTCTTGTAGTGCTTTTGCAGCTAAGTAGATGTTTCCTGCTATACCAGCAATAGTCAACATCTTCAAGCCTAAACTTTTTAAGTCTTCTACTCCTACAGTTTTTAACTCTGTTAAACCACCTTTACCACCAAATAAACTAAACTTAGGAATATTCATTTTACCTAAAAAACTCAATCCTTTTAGCGCTGCGCTTACTGTTTTTAAACCTACGATAGTTTTTAAAAGTGTAGGAATAGCCGATCCAAGCCAAGATAAATCTTTTCCATTCCCTCCAAACGCTTTTTCAGCCATATTAAAAATAGATTCAATTGCACTGAAGAAAGGCTTCATCCCTTTCATAAAATTATCAGAAAAACCTTCACCGAAAATGGCATCAAAACTTTCAGAAAGAACTTTCCCCATCTCTTCCAAAATAGGCTTAATTTTTTCCGGCAATTCTTTAGCCATCTTTTTAACATTTTTAATTATTTCGGGCGATAGTTTAGCTAAAGATTTTTGAAGGTTTTCCAGGTAAACTGGAAATGATTCTGCGAATTTATCTGCATTACCTGTTGTTAAAAAGTCTTGCCATGCAGCTTTCATTTGCTTAAATGAACCTTCATAAGTTTCTGCTGCCTCTTTTGCAGTTGTTCCAGTAATATTCATCGCTTCTTGGGCATTATGAATGGCTTGAATAAGAACAGGCATTGTTACCTCTGCAATATCCGTAACAGTATGATCCAAATTGCCGAAATCATTCACTAATTTCATTGCTCCTGTTTGATTCCCACCATAGCCTAATTTCAAATTATCAAGCATTGTATAATTTTGTTTAGCGAATCCCTCATAAGCATTTTGAATCATATACATATCTGTACCAAATACATTGGCATTATCAGACATATCTTTTAACGCTTGGTCAACTGCTTCTGCAGCTTTGGCTTGATCGCCGTTTAATTCTTTAATCAAACTTGCAGAAAAAGAAGCAGCTTGTTCTAGATACTCGTTTTGACTAACTCCTGCTGTTTTATACGATTGATCAGAGTTTCCCATTACAATTGATGCTGCACCGCCATAAAGCTTTTCAATACCGCCTGTATTTTGTTCTAAATCAGATGCGGCGTTAACAGCTTCTTTCATAAATGCTGCAATTCCAGCAGCTCCGGCTGTTCCCATCCCGACCAATGCTTTAGTAACGCCGATTACTTTATTCGTTATGCCGTCTAATCCATCTGCCATAGATCCGAAGTCTATTTCAACTTTCGATGATTTGATATCATCTATAGCTTTATCGACCTTATAAAGCTCAACATTAGCTGTTCTAATGGGTTGGATATCAGCATCTATCTTTAATTTTTGACCGTTTAGACTCGCTATCTTTTTGTTTATAGAATCTATTTCCTTTTCGGCATCTTCTACATCGGTCATTCCTAGTTTAATTTCTGTTTTCTTTTGCCGTAACTCACGCATTTCAGCAGTTATACGCTGAGACTTATCCCTTAGCGCATCCAACTGTTTGCTATCAATTTCTAATTGATGTTTTTTGCTAGTTAGTTCTTTGAGTGTCTTTTGTGACTTCGTAAGCTCACCGTAGAAGGCTGCTAAATTCGATTTCACATTTATTGAAAATTGCCCTACGCCAGATGCTGCCATACGAACCCCACCTCTTTTTACTGATTATTTTGTTTAGCTGATAAATAACTAATTTCTTTTGTTAATTGCGTTGCCGACGAATCCAACCACTCATTTTTATTGAAAATAGCATTTAATAATTCAACATTTGGCAGACTAGCTACTTTCACATCTTCTAAATCAAAAAACTGTGTCATAATAACGTTAATAACTGGACTAAAGATAGCGTGTATTTTAAGCCATGCGCCCATTTTTCCTTCTTTCAATTCGACCTCTAAACGCTCTGTATCTATTTTCTCGTACTCGTTAGCCAATTTCTTTGATTGTTCAATCAATACATCGGAATCTTCTTCTGTTTGCTCTCTGAAATTAACAACAATTTCACTAAGATCACCATCTTCGTTTTCAACAACAAGTTCAAATCCATTGCTTTTCTTTTTTTCTTCTTCCTCTGCTTTTGCTAATTCTCTTCTTAATTCTTTAGCTGTTTTTGTCATAATAATTCTCTCCTATCTCATTCTGTCTAATGTATCTTGTATAAAATTATGTGGTTTGTTACCTGGATGCCTTACCATCTTTGCATAATAATCCTTACCGTTAACAACCCAATGCAGAGCCTTTCCATTTTTGGCCCGAATAATATGTGGTTTTGAACCGTAATAATAATAAGGAACATAATTCACGTGACCGGCATTTCTTGGGTCAGAAACTAATTTATTTTCGTTTATCCCAACAAGAAAGCTTCCGTCCGATTTTTTATCCATTTCTACTGCATCACTCAAAGCGCCTGTTTTCCTGTTGATAACGTCTTTCATTATCCTTTGACATTCCTTAGCTCTTTGTTCTGTATTCTTTTCTACACTTTCCCACATTGCCCCAAATACGTTACCACCGAACGGATTACTCATCTTCAGCACTTCCAATCTCTTCAAAGTAGAATGTTTGCTTTTTAGGCGGTCTTTGTTTAGGTGCTTTCGGCTGACTATACTTGTAATTAATAAACGAACTTAGAGAATTATCATTTGATATCTTCGCAAAGGTGACAATCAATTCCGAAGTTGACCAGTTAGAAATAATATCATACGGTCTCATCTTGTAATTCTTTGCTATTTCGTGGGCAATATTGACGTAAGGATCAATAAATTGACTTCCTTCTAGCGAATCATCTATTTCTTGAGGAGAAATAGCAATATTGAATTCTTTATCATTCGTAACGTTGTACAGAGCTTCGTTGATAAGTTGCTTGTTGGCCATTACGAATGCATATGCCAATTCGTCTGAATAATCTAATTTAGTTTCATCTCCAAAAAAACAAACAAGAACATCAAGTATATTCCTTTCTAGAAATGACATTATTTCTTTATCTTCAAAATCCATCATGTCTTCGTCATATAACTTGCCGATTATTTTTATTAATACCATAGTTGCGCTCAATGTGATCGTGTGATTAAGCGCTGTGAGTTTACCTTTGCCAAATTCACCGTATTCTTGCATTTCTCCAGTAGCCAAATCAGATTGACCCACAAGAGTGTATTGACCATCGGTATCAACTCTAATATACGGTGGAGCAAGGCTGTAGTTGGTTGTAAATGCATTTACGACATCTTGCTTATCAATTTTTTTACTCATATTATTATCAAAAAAAGGAGTAAGTTGTACTTACCCCTTCCCTTTCTTACTTACTATTGTCAAGTTTGACTAATGTTCCAAATTTACCGTCATCATCTTTGACCATAGAATAAGGAATAGTGATTGTACCTGCTGCATTAGTCCATGTTAATGGTAATCCAGTAGCAAACACATTGTCAGCTTGCAATAAGTACTCATCTTCACCGATAGGAGTTGTAATTTCCATGTAGTATCGAGCTTCGTTAAGTTCTTTTGTTGTAATCTCCCAAGCTGTTCCATTTTCCATCTTAGGATATGAAATGACAAATTTTTCATCAACATAAGTCGATTTAACGTATACAGTTTCGCCTTCCACGAAATACATGTCTTCTGGAATAGTAACTTTGCTTGCTGCGCCATCCACTTGCATATGCTGTAAAATTTCGTACTCACAATTTTGTGGTTGTACAACTAAATGAGGACATTGAATTGCTGCCAAATCAGGAATCTCAATTGCCGCATACGCTACACCATTTAATGTTTTAGCGGCTGCTTTAAATTTACCGTTTCGTTTAACTGGAAATTGTGACTTATCGATGCGCTTATACAGGCCACCGAAGTCCCCTAGCTCTCCAATCATCTTGCTAGCTGTAATTGAACGTTCAATTGTTGTTGCTGTGTCATCATATGATGGGATTGAACAGGTATCTTCAGTGATAGTCAATGCCGGATCACCTGAGAAATCGGTGATACAAGTAAAACCAACTGTTTGATCTTTTACCATGTCATATGCATTTTCGAATAACTCAAGTGTCGATAAGCTAAATTTTGTAGCTTGTTTCGGTTCAACGGTAACCAAGAACCCTACTGATTCACCAATCCAACCAGTTCCGACTACTTCATCAGGATTAAATAGTTCTAAAACAACAGCATTCCATCCTTCATCATTCAAGATAACGCTAAATTTATTCCCGTTTTCGCTACCTTTATTTTTAACAGTAATATCGAACTTGTCACCTTTTTTACCGTTAACGAGTAAACGTAAATAACCATATTGGAAAGGTTCTCCGTTTTTATCTACTTCTGTAGTTACTACGGTTGAAACTTCTTTCCCTTCATCTGGAGTTTCAGGAGTTACGAACAGCGTTCCTGTCATATCGCATTTTTGCAAACCACAAATTACTTCATCTGGTCGATCACTAAACAATTTGGAAAACAAAATTGAACCATCTACGGCTTCTGAGTTCCGAAAACCAAAAATATTACATTGTTTTGGATTACGTAACTTTGTAAACCAAGCTACAGAATCTGTTGAAACTTTTCCAAATGCACGAGATTTAAAGTTTGGACGACATTTATCTAAATAACTCATTGATTTGATCCCTCCTGTTTATTCCTAGCACGAGTTTTCGGCTTTTCATCTTGCTTCTCTTGTTCTTCTTTTTGCTGGCGAACATTTAAAGCAAATTCTTTTTGGTGTGTCATGTCGCCACGTTGCGCACGAGCTTCTAATCGGTCTTTATAGCTTTCTTTTTCTTTAGCCATGTGTTTTCTCCTTTACACTTTTTTAAACAGTCCAGTACGCATAAATTTGCTGAATTCAATCAGTGAAACCTCTTGAGGTTTTCCAACTCTCCAAGTCCTACCGTAAATTTTCTTTACTGTAATAGTTGGAATATTTCTAGAACCTCTGCAAGAGCCACAAACCGTACCGTCCTCTTTTTCTCCTAAATATTCGATTTGAATCATTTAACAACAGTCCAATCTTTTATTGATTTCAATTCACAAAGTGAATATTTTTCAATAACTTTGCTAAAATAACTAATTGCCATACGTTTGTATGTTGCTGACAAGTCTTTCGTGCCGTCTACTTCCACAATAGCTACATCGTCCTGCGATCCACAAGATGCGCATTCTACATCGTTCAGTTGCATATATATTTTTGCAATAGAGCAGAACCATTTACATAGTTCAGGAGGTATTTCATCTGTCCCTACTACGTATTCAAGCAATAGTTCATACTTAGAGCAGTTGTTGCAGCAATCTATTTGATTAGCGAGGTCAATCAACAAATCATGTGTGAAGTCATCATATGTGAACTCTAGTTCTTTTGTTTCCTGTTTAATGCCTGTCCACATACGCAGTTTCACTTTGATTGTTTCTGGCTGAACCCAATCTTCTGTTAGATTAACGATATATGTTCTTGGGCAACATCCGCCACATTCTTTTGATAAGGGGATTCTTAGTTTTAACAAATGATCGTCAATCCAGTTACCGCACGTTAAGTCTCCCCAGGTCTCAAGTGCGGTTAAAACTGCATTTAGCTTCTGTTCTTCATCTCCGCATTCGAAACAAGAACAGCAATCGCTCACTTGTTGTAAATATACGTCGATCATAAACTTGCCTATTTAATAAAAGGAGCATAAGAGTTAACGTTGATTAGCCCTTCAATCCCTTTTAATACTTTAGGTGTAAAACTAGATTTGATATTAGTAATGGCTAATAACAAGTTTGCTTCAGTTGATACAACAGCACCCATATTAGTTAAGCTAGTACAAGCACTCCAGCAATCAGGATAATCAACTTTGCCATCTTCAAAATGAACGAAAGCAGATTTATTTTTCGAAAATTCGTTATAAATAAATTTCGCATTCATATCTAACGGCACCGCAGAGAATACACCAACAGTTTGAGGAACAAAGTAAATATTCCCTGTAAGTTCAGTTTCATCTACGTAAACCAATTCGCTTTCTACTACTCGGTTATCTTCATAGTAATAAACGTTATCCGTGTATGTTGAACCATCATGACTAGTTCGTTGTTCAGAACGAACTGTCCAACCAGCCGGATAATTTCCATCGGCTTTCTTTTGTACCTCAGTTACGATTGCAGAATAAGAAATTTTATCAGCCAAATAAAATCCATCTCGGAAGTAACGTTTGCCAACTGCGTGAGTACGTGCAGAAACTTCTTTAAATGTATCCAAAATACCAACTGAACCATCAATCGTATAAATATCAGGATTAGTATAGACTTGAGCTAAACCGCTAAAACGTTTAACGATATTACCGTTCTGTTCAACTGTTAATAGTCCATTTAAGAAAGTAAGCATGTTTAGCACAACAAATTGAGCAATTAAGCCCAACTGTTCAAATTCTTCAATCGTTGGCAATGCTTTTTTAGGAACACCACTACCTAACAACATTTGTTTGTAAGCAGCATACACAGCGCTGTTAGAACCAGCCACGCCGATAGATTCCGCCATGATATCAATACCTTTTTTACATTTCTCCAGGCACAATTCTTTCAAGATAGTCGCATCTTTACACACTTGTAAGTCTCCAGCGATAACACAACAAGAATCAGCTTCTGCCGTCATAGGACTAAATGACATTCTAGGAATGTTTTCTAAGACAATATTATTATCTTTATCACGTCCAAAGATTGGCACGTTATCACCAGCATTTGAAGCATCCCGCATCGCTTTTAATTGACGTGACATTTGAGTATTAAGCAAGAAGTTAAACCCCTCGTCATACTCAATTAACGCCGTGAACATTGATTGCGCTAAGTTATTCCCTAAAAGTCCGCCGCCAATTAAACTGTTAACGGCAAGAATAGGATTATCCGAACTTAAAGTCGGAGTTCCTTGTTTCATTTCTACATCTTTAACAATATTCAAGGTTTTCACTCCTTCTAGTATTTGCTTGATGCTTGCATAAAAGCAGGCATTTCATTTTTATTTGTAGTTTCCGCTACTGTTTTTTTTGTATCGATCACTTCAGGTTTCTTTTGTGCAACTGCTGCTTCCGCAACTTCGTCTTCGATTTCTTCCTCTTGTTCAGCTTCCGCCGTTTCGGGTTCTTCATCCTCGACTGTTTCCTTTTTATCCATTGCAGCATTAGTCGCTTTTAATTCAGCGATTTCAGCTTCTAATTTAGCTTCTTCTGCTTTTTCAGCAAGTTCGGCATTAATTTTCTTTTGTTCTGCTAATTCAGCTTTTAAATCATCAATACGTGCCATTTCTGTTTTGTCCTCCGTTTCTATAATTGAATTGTTATCAGGATTATTTTCTTCTCCCTCGCTAACAACTTTGAATACTATTTTCCGATCAGAATTTGTAATTCCTTTATCTTTCATTTCTGCTACTGTGTACCAAGTTTCTTCATTAATTTCAGATTCAACATCAACAATATTCGTTCGCTTTTTATAAATATCTTGAAAGCCTTCTTGCATTTTATCCAGGACTTCTGCTTCTTTTCTGAAATCATCCGCATCTCCCCAAGAAATGCCGGATGGTTTATGAATCATGAAAAGAGTTCCATCCATTGCGATGCGTTCATCACCAGCCAAAAAAATGATTGATGCCATACTAGCTGCAAGGCCAGAAATTACAGTAGTGATTGTTCTTCCGCTCGATCGTAATGTATTGTAAATTTCTAATCCTTCAGTAACAAGACCACCACCACTATTTATAACTACAGTGATTTCTTTAGAGTTTTCAGATGCAAGGAAATTCCTAACTCTATCTGCTGTTATCTCATAGCCTACAGTTCCATTAAGGAATAATTCAGGCATCTACCTTTACCAATAGCGGAACAGATTCATATTCAGCACTACCGCAACACTTGTCTTTGGTAGCTTCCGTTTTAACTCTTACCTGCGCATCTTTCAGAGAGTTATAATCTTTTTCAGAAAATGAATAGGTTTTACCTTTGAATAACGAAACCCAGTTATTATCTGAAGCTTTCACTATTCTTTTTTCTGTTGCTACTCGATCGCTTAATTCAACATTTATTCCACCATCCACATTTACATATTCTGGTGAGTTTTGACGTAACAACTCTCTTTGACCTCTTGTCAGAGTGCCATAAGGACGAGATTTCAATTCATTAATCGTATTGTCTTGCTTCGATTCTTCTTGTGTTTCTTCTTTGACAACTGCTTTAGATACAACATCTAATAAACTTGTTTGTGTTTCTTCCGGATCTTCTTCATCTGTTGTCTCTGTTTCTTTTTGATTCATTTTTTGGTCTAATAATCCTTTCAAGACATCTTTATTGGAAGTAGGATCATATTCGACCTGTAATTCGTCCAACTTTGTCTTGATTTCATCTTTATTCAAAGTTATTCACCTCCAGTTCCTGGATTCTCTGGTTCAGGGCAATTAGCTACACAATCATTGTAGTTATTACATTGCGGCTTTTCACCCAATGCTTGTTGTGTTGGATCAACAGTTAAAACAGCAAAAGCAGTACCGTTATATCCAAATAGGTATTGTTTTTTTCCATCGCTTGTCAAAAATTCTCCTTCATGTGGAAATGTCATATAAACACGTTCTGCATCCTCAGGCGTGTTCATGTTGATTGTTTCCCCATTTGAATGAACTTCTGCTGCAGTATAAATATATCTAGCCAAAATAATTCACCTTTCCTTTCTTTATACTTTCTACCAACACATTATCAATTTCTTCAACAGATAAGGATTCTTTGAACTGTGAGATTATGTCTGCTGACGAAACTGTAATAACATTAAAATCTGCATAGGCAGATGTTGATAGCGGATTTAGTTTTTCTTTTTTCTTGAAATGTAGCGCTTTGTATGCTCTTTTAGGCAAGAAACCTGTCGGAATCTCATCTACAACCGATGCGCTAATAACGACATCAATTGAACCGTCCGGATTTCTACGAGCAACATTTTTATATCTAATCTCAGGATCGAAGGTAGATAACTTACTAAACTCAGTCATTCCTAACCCTTCGTGTTTAATAGATTTTAAGTTTTTCTCTTGCAGTCTGTCATATTCCTGAATCGGTGCTACAACGTTACCATTTGAAAGTTCATAACCTATCATTTTTATTCCTCTTTTCTTCTGTTTTATACTTCTGTTTCTTCATAATCAGCAAATCTGATGTAGTACCCTTCTTCATTAAAAAGCTTATCGCACAACATACTCAAAACGTTCGCCGTGTCATTTTTCAGTGGATATAAAAAATTAGCTCTTGCATCTTTTATCAAAGCTTCTTTGCTAATATTTCCTGAAGCTTCACCAAGATTTAAAAGAATAGTTGGGAAATTTACAACTGATGAGATTATTTCATCTTGCTTTTCCCAGTAAAACTCATAGTCTTTAATTACTGTTAATGGTTTTATTTGCTCAATTTTTTCATACTGCTCATCCAGCATGATTACATTTGAATCTTTAGTATTGTTTTTCTTTATCAAGCTTGCTACTTTATTTCTCATTTTCTCAACAGCCTTATTCACTTCATCTTTGATACGATGGCCAGTTGCGGATAAAGCAGCCGAAACCTTCCCTTTAGGAAAAACAAAGACATTTCCGTAATCTCTATAAGTTGTACTCTCATTTACTTTTCTGTTTATTTGTAATAAATTTTGTAGTCGCATTAGATCAGAGTTTAAAATATATGAATCAGAATCAAATATAAGCATATTTTCTTTACTGATAATATAGCCGTTATCATCTCTGATAAAACCCTTCGGATGTTCAGACCAATTGATTGCATCTGGAACATCAGGTTCGCCAACTGTGTAGTAAATAACCTCATTAATAATCGCATCTGGCTCTTTAGGTATGAAAACATTAACAGCATCACGACCTAGACAATACAAACTAGGTTTAATTTCTTCATCGCCAGGATCAAAAAATAGATATGATTTGCCAAAAATTTCTTTTTCACGTAGAACTTTTTTTAATTCAGAAAAATTTGTTTTACCATTACCGTTTTTCCTGAAAAGAAATTGCTTAAACTCGAACGTGCGTTCTTTGCTTGTATCCGAATCTTTCGCTACCTCTATTTCAGTTCCAAAGATAGATGCAATTTTAGAATTTAAAACGTAGTTAAACATGGGAATCTCTTTGAAAATTTGTTCTAGCTTCTCCCTATCAATGCCACGATTCATCATTTGAATTAAATAGTTTTCGCATTCGCCGTAGCAATTTTTGCTTTCGCAATATGGGCATTGCCATGATTCACTCACAATAACACCTCGATTCATTCATACTTATGCTATTTAGCACGTATGTTCGCTTCTTTTTTATGGTATCACGGAATAAAAAATACGTCCCTTTACCTGTTTCCAAGTTAAGGGGACGTATTTTACAGCATGAAATCGTATATTGCTTGGATGCATAAAACAAAGCTATCGGCATAGTCTGGTGACTTTCCGATTCGTGATTTAATGACATCTTTCGGTATTACTTTTATTTTTTTTGCATCGGTAATAAATTCTGTTGCATCTAGTTCCCGACTCAGCTCATTAGATTCGCAATAACTGGCTACTTTTCTATTTCTAAGTTGTTCACTCGTGTTCAGATACATCTCAGCACGCTTATTTAGTGCTAAGGAAGTTTTACCTTTAGCTTTATCTGACACACTACTTCCGAAATCGATACTACCTACCACTATGCCATCGCTATGAGTTGCCACATAATCGATAATGTGCTGTCCGTGTGCAGGATCGACATAGACAGAATTGACATTTGCTTGCATTAGAACAGCGGTGACATCTGCCCCAACCTTATAAGATGTATACCCATCTATCCATTCGTCATCAAAGGTTTGGAACCCAATCAGTTTAAATGTGTAAGTCTCGGTGTTATAGGCCATCAAGCAAAGCATCGTACTGTCTTTGCCTTTAGTTGCGCTATCTATACCGGCGAAGATATAGTCATGTTCGGTTAATTCTAATTTATCTGTTGCAACGACAGGGCTAGGAAAGTCTACTTCCGCATTCTCTGGCACAATTCCTAAATAATTCCAAACGTACCAAGCGTAATCAGTAATTTTCATTGCTTCTATCTCTTGTAACTGCTGCTCATTCAGTATACCTAGCTTAGTATCATCATCTAAATAAGTCGTATGGATTTTCATTGCTTTTTTCTTTTTTACAAATTCAAATATCCAATGATGTTTATTCTTAGGTGGATTGTAACTAAGAGCTGTTTTGATCCGCTCGCCTTTAATCCCATTCCTTAGCAATGTATCATCAGTTGATTTAATTGTTTCAGGGCTGTCGAATTGATCACATTCTTCGTACCACTTCCAAATTAAGTTTGATACAGCATTCCCTTTTTTCCCTTGCTGCATATTCAATCCATAGAATTTTATTTCAGCGCCATTTTTGTATCTAACTAACATCGGTTTTTCCCTAGTGATGAAATCTTTTTCCATACCAAGATTTCGTATAACATTTTTGAATAGCTTAAAAGCGCCGTCCCTTAAATCTTCTTGCTTGTTCATAAAAACAGCAGAGTTCGCAACAATCCCTCTTGATGCGTGAACGATCGTGTCAATTAGTATTGCTAGTGTAATATCATAAGATTTAAACGAAGAACGTCCACCAGATAAGATGAACGTGTCCTCGTCTATTTTTCCAGCTATCCGATCGAATAACGGTTTATGCTTGCTTATTACATCTTTGTTAGAATCAAATTTTACCAACGTCATAGGTTAATCTCATAGATGGTCTTATCATCTTCGTCTCCGACTTTCTCTTTGAGAATACGATTTTTAATTTCTGCCATTTCAGCATCCGCCTTAGCTTTACGCAATGCAAGCTCGTTTTCATCATCGCTAATTTTAAACAAGATTGTGTTTAATGTTTCTACCGCCTTTATAATCGCATCATTCGTGCTAGGATGCGTTAGTTGATCGTTTTCTTCTGCATCTTTTAAGTCAGCAATACTTTTATCAATGACTTTCATCAATTTTGATTCAGCCTCAGATAAAGTCCACTTAAATTTTCTTTTCTCTTCTTTTAGTTTGTCAGCTCTAAACTCGTCAATTCTTGTAGAAACCTTATCACTCTTCGCCAATTTACTTGCTGCTACGTAAATAGTATCAATCTTCATTTTTTCTGTGTTGTATGCTTCCTTATATGCCTCTGTATAAGTCTTTTTTTCGTAGCCTACTAAATAAGCGAACGTCTCCTGCTTAGGAGTTAGTTTGTTTCCATTTGATTTTTTGTTTTTTTTGACACTCAATTTTCCACCTTCTCACTCTTTGTAAATTAAATTTCATCTAATAACATAATCGTAGCATCTGCCCATCTGATCAGGATCGCCAGTCTCGATGCATTTTTGTAAAGTTTTATGAGATATCTTGCATGCTTTTTTTGCTTTAATTTTACTAAGGTAAATTTCTGATTCTCCATCTGGATAAACAACAATAATTGGATCGCATATATCTAAAAAATCCGTATTGCTGAATACTCTCCCTATGTCTGCTACTTTTTCCTTTGCTTTTTGGTCGCCCATGTCTGCAAGCATCACATTTATTCTAAGTTCTTCGGCTAACTGCTTATCTTTGATTACCAATCGATTCACCTCGCTTTGTAATATTTACTCATTCCACCAAACGCCTGCTGCCTGCTCATGGTGCCTTATTTATTTCAACCTCACTGTACCCACATAACAGCGTTTCTGCTTTCCAAAATCCGCCATGCTCGATTGCTACTTGATGCCTGTCAGCTTTGGGGAAATAAAGGATCACACAATTCTTACCGACAGACTTTACTTCTAGTAGTTGGCCAGTATATTTACGTACCCCAGTTCCGATATATTTTACTTTCATTCCTTTTTTTATCATCAGCTATCACCATCCAATCTAACAGCAACCGTCCTCTTGCCTTTGTCACGCTTTACATCAAACATCTGGCTAAATATTGCCATCAATACAGCCTTAACGATCGAATTGCCTGCTTGCTTATATAACTGGCTATTACTGCATACAGCTTGAGCTTTGTAAAAATCCTCATCGCTGAAATCCATCAAGCGCCAACATTCGAGGGGTGTTAATTTACGGATGCGGTAACCATCAAAAACGCCTACTTGACAGCTTGTTCGTAAAGTCTGACTCATTTCCTTTTGAACTTTCCCCCTTCTGGTATTCGAGGTAGAAAATCCGATATCAATACCATCTCCCACTCCCGCTTCTAGATATCCTTGCTGAGTTGCGTTTTTTATGAGAATTTTAGGTTGTTGATCCCCACCTTGCATAGTGCTTAAAGCAGGGGAAATCCCTTCGCTGTCATATACTCTTCCAACTTGAGGATTTCCACCGAATGAGTCTGTGTTGAATAGTTGACCTACCTGTAAAATTCTTGGATCCTTGTACTCTTTTGCTTTTTGTAGTACCTTAGGACCCTCACCTTTATTAGTAGTTAACGTAGGTGCTAAACCAGCCTCGTCATAAACTTCTCCGTTCATCCCTCGTCCACTAGGATTGACATTACCTACTTTTATCATCATAGGGTCTTTAAAATCTCTTGCCTGCATTGACCTCGCCAAATGTTCGGGGCTATACACCGTATTGCTTTGATGCTGAGTTCCGTTTTCACTTTTCCTTACGAATCCCACTTCCCGAACGTCTGCACCTTTAGAATGAGCGATAAGTTGGTTTGCTTTCTCTGCGCTTAGATAATACTTTTCATCAACTATCGGTTCCAACAAATCTTTTAATCGCTTAGTTAACTCTACAGGTTCCGGTAAATCAAAAGGCTTGTGCTCACCTAAATAACTAATCATAAAAGTACGGTCTCGATTTTGAGGAACATTGTATTCTTTAGCGTTCATAAAATGCCAATAACTGGTATATCCTTGACTTTCAAGCCACTCTTGCCATTTTTTGAAATTCGGCATGTGTTTTTTACTCGCAAGGTTTTTGACATTTTCCATTAACAAAAACTTTGGCTTTTTCGCCACAATAACTTTTCGGCATTCCCAAAGCAAACCACTTCGAGTTCCGCTATCTTCATCCAGACCTTTTTGCCTGCCTGCCACTGAAATATCTTGGCAAGGGAAGCTGTACGTAAATAAATCGTGATCTGGAATGTCATTTGTTTCGATTTCCGTAATCGACCCTAAATTATTGGTATTTTTAAAAGCGTTATAGACTTCTCTGTTTTTGGATAATCTAGCTATCTGTTTCATGGTCATTGGTTCTTTTCCGTTACTAGAAATTTTAAGCTTAAACAGATACTCAATGATTGATCGATCATCTATGCCATTTGCATAATCAATCGGGTTATCCGTGTGTATTGCGTTATATGATAATGTCGCATGATAATCCCAATCAGACGTTGCGACAACTTCATGTTGTAGTCCTAAATCTCTTAATGCCATGCGTTGTGATCCAACACCGGCAAATCCTTCAAATACTTTAATAGTCATAATCACAAAGGAGTAAAAAGCTTTTTAGTGTCGGCCGACAAACCTCCACTCCTTTCTTGGGTTAAATTACTTCTGCTTTACATTCCGTGTTGTAAATGTTGTAGATTACATTTGCATGTTTGTTAACATTCTTTTTCTCATCTTCTTTAATCCAGTACGGTGCCTTTCCGTCTCTAAGCGGCATACCGATGCCATCAATGAAAGTCGCATTGTTATTGATAACGTTGTAAGCAATGTGTTCCGCCAATTCCTCTAGGGTATACAAGTCATACATATACTTTCTAAAATCCTCAAACCATTTTTCGTTAAAATATTCAGGATCAAGTTCTACTTTTATCTTGTCTTCTCTGACTACTTCTAAATTAAATTTTTCCATCCCTACTCATTCCTTTCGTTAATACTTTTCTCGGCAAAGTTGCCTCATATTTTCACATTCTTTTTTAAACTCTTCATCGTGATAAGTTATTTCAAAGTATTCCTCAGCATCTTCATAAAAGCCTCTGCATAATTCTTCTAGTTCGAAAAACTCTATATCAAAACTATCAAAATTAACTACATAAATATTTCCGTTTTTTTCTAAAATCTCCATATACTCACCATCTATGGTAAAACTTGCTAAGTGTTTAATCATTGTCTCTTACCTCCTGCAGTTCTTCGGCTGTTTGGATGAAGGTGATCACAGGCGCTCCCAGCAGTGATATACTGTAAGAATTCCCTAAGTCTGACGTTCCGCTAATAGCGCTACCTCTTAAAGACTCGATTTTAACTATTTCATCTATTCCGTCTATAACAATCCTATCCCCCACCCGAAACTCATCCAATTTACGCCCTTTACTGGCAAAGTGTTCCGCACGTTGGAAAGTTGCTATCTGTTCGGCGGTGGCTGGTTGTACATATTTCTTATCAAGTTCAATCCTTGTATTGATTAATTTTCCTGTTTCAGTATCTAAAAACCCCGCTTCTACGATGTTACCCATAACAGCAGTAATTTTTAAAATGTGCGGCACATTCTCCATGCTTTTATAAAAGTAATATTCCCCGACCGCAAGCGTTGGTTGGCGGTCTTTTGGCTTTCTTAGTTCTTGTAATTTTTCATCCGTCAAAACTAGAGTACAGTTATCAATATGACCAATATAGTAATTGGACATACCATATAATTTTTCTTCATCCGAAATCAGATAAACCACGTGAAAATAGCCGTTTCTGTCTAAAACTAG